TAGAGAAACATTATCCTCAACAGTCATAACGGCTGTACCATCAAATTGTTGGAATATTATATCTTTTGCATCTGTTGCTGGTTTAATAACTGCATCACTTGAACTATTAGTGATAGTAAGTAAATTTACTGAAGCATTTTGAAATTTAAAATCATCTCCATCAGCATTTAAAATTATATCTCCAGCTACATCTACAGTTAGGTCACCAGTAGATAAAGCTATAGTTGTGCCATCAATATTAAAGTTATCAATATCTATTCCAGCATCAGCAGTAATTTTTCCAGTAGCTCCCATAGTTCCTACTACTGCAATATTTGTAGCTGTTAATTCTATTGTGTCTGTTGCTGCAATATCTAATACTGTTGCACTAGCACCTTGAATAAACTGACTTGCATCATTAAACATTAATTTATTTGTGCTATTTAATGTAAGACCAGAACCATCTGTATGTGTTAATGTTGTATCAGCATCAGCCCCAAACGATACTACTGCACTATCACTTGTAAGACTTAAATCGTCTTGTACCTTTAAATCCACAACACTTAATGAAGCATATACATCTGTAACTATCGCACCACTTCCCGCTCCATCTAAAGAAACAACTTTTGTGTCTCCGTTTGGTATAGTAACTGCTGCACCACCACCTGATCCTTGTTTTATAAGAATATTATATGGACCCGAACTACCACTATCAGTAGTTGCATTTTTAATTATGTGAACTCGCTTCAAGGTGTCTGGACCAATGGTAATTGTACAATCTGAATCTAATGCTCCAGTGTATATTATATATATTGCTCTTCCTGCATCAGAAGACGCATCCGCCACTGTTGTTGCATGAGTGTTAGCGTTTGTCGTAATAGCTTCTGTGCCAAATCCTAACGCTTCACCTACAAGCTCTAAGTTAGTGTTTGTTTTTGTACCCCACTGCCCCGACTGTTCGCCAGTGTTCATCTCTTCGAGTCTTAAATTATTTACAAATGTACTTGCCATTATGCCACCTCTCGCCAGTTAGCCGTTTGATCTGGAACTATTAGACTATATACTAATTCTTCTCCAGTGCTACCAGTAGCACTGATCCCTGTTAAGAATACCACACATTGTGGTACTATGACAACACTATCGAGTGTTGTTTGTGCTGCCGCTAATGTAACACCCACTACTACTTCTGTTATAACAGTTTCTGAACCTAACGCTGTTGTACCAATAACAGTAGTTACTGGTGCTCCAGTTGTTGCCAAAATATTAGGTATTCCAAGAGTACTAGCCGTTGCTCCCATATAAGCATGATTGCTACATTGGTAAAATAATGTCGGTGCACCGTCAGCTACTGTTATTTGAGTATAAGCACCCGCTTGACCTGGGGTTCCATTAGTAGTTACTCCAGTAGTGTAAGCCGTACCTTTAGTTACATCTAGATAAAATCTAAGTGGGTGTCCATCATTACTACTATCGCTTTGGTCAAACTTATATGTGTTGCCTTCATATAAAGTTAAGACAACATTTACTGATGCCGTTGATCCATCAATGGCATACTTGTTAGTAGATCCTTGATTATAATATGGATGATCTGAAGGATTGCCAGAAACAACAGTAACTGCATAGGTAACTGTGCCAACACCAGTTTGACTTATGGAGCTTGTTGCAGATACACCAGTAGCAACTGCATTTACACCTGGTATCCCACTTAGAGTCCCTAATCCAGTTGTTCCTATTAATCCAGAAACAACAACATTTATTCCCTCATTCCAAGGACCTTGACCCCATGTGCCTCTACCCCAACCCTGTAAGGTAGAATTTGACATTTAGGCTATCCTTATAATCGCATTACTAGCGTCTGCTGTTGGAAACTGAACTGTAAATGTTCCAGATGTTGAAGTTTTATTAGATGTAAAATCTAATACGCAAACAGCTTTATCACCATTAGTATCGTTATAAATTAATGCACCCATAGCTGTAATCGTAGCTGTTGTAAAACTTAAATCTGCAAAGTCTGCAAAAGCTGTTGCAGTGGAAGTAGAGGTAGCGACAGACGGAGCTACTTTTGTTAAAGCCACACCACCAGTTGTGTACGAACCACTTGTTGCAACTTCTCCTGTTGTCACATAAGCTGTTGTCCCAAAGCCTAAAGTTGCAGTAGTAGAAGATTTACCACCACTACCTTCTGCATAAAGTGCTAATTTAAAAGCATTTCCGTTTGTCGCAAAATTATGTGTTCCCAACATCAATTCTTTTTTAAAAGAATTACACATTGCTTGTGCTATCGCCATATTATAATCTCCTTATATATTCAGCCATTTCTTTATGACCACTTGATTCTAGAACTTGAATTATACTACCACGCTCTTCTTTTCTTGCCAAGAGCAGGTAGTGATAGAGAACTTTTTTAAGATGTTCTCTAAATTGATTGGCTTGTTGCCTAATATGTGCTGGAGCTTGATCAGAGATACTAACTATCTTGTCAACAGCTAAATCAGCAACTTGCTCATTTGTTAGACCTCCTTTATCTGAAGTCATAACATTAACACTTCCTACATTACCTATACCTAATTCAAACATTTTTACTCCTCATAAGTTACTCCTGGTATATCCTCTCTGCCAACTATGTTAGGTGTTTCTTCTATTGGGTTCGGTGGTTCTAATTTAGATTTTCTTGTGATCAACATACTACCTTGTGTTACTGTTGAAACCATAGGATCGTCTAGTCTGTGATAACCATATAATTTTTGATCGTCTGGAACATTTGTATCTAATAAAGAAGAGTTATGTGCTACATGAATTTTTATACCTTTTGTAGTGGCTACAGCTAACCAAAATTCACAACAAGCTCTTCCCGCTTCAGCAAAACCTACATTCTTATGAGTAAAATCAATACCATATAAATGAATATCAGATACCTCTTTAGCCACAGCATAAGCAAGAGCATAAGCCACAGTATTATTTAAATAAGCATATCTAGTTTTTTCAAGAACTTCTTGTAAAGGAAATTCAACAACATCTGGACATCTCTTATCCATAACACATGAAATTATAGGTATGTCTAGTTTTTTCTCTAATCTTTGTTTCATGATATTTGTTTGTTTACCGGCAAACTTTTGATCTAAAAAACGAGAAGGAGGATCCATCATAAAACATTTATCGTGATAGATTACACCAGACATTGAGTTTATTGCCCAGACTTCATCGAAATGTTCACTTCTAATTTTTGCTAAAATATATTCTGAAAAGCTATTACCTAGCCCAACAATTGCTACACTTTTATCTTTCACTTTGGTACCTTTACTGTCTTTTGACTCTAGGTAACCCATCTCTATAAGCATCAGTGTTTTCTTGACCTTCACCATAAACTTTTAATCTAGATAAGGCTTCAGTAAATCTTGACGTGTATAGTTGTAGTATTTCTGTCTCGCCCTTCATAAAAGTATAGGCTTCAATTAAACAAGCATAAAGTAAAGCGTCTGGAGCATTAGTGCTTATCCAAGTTGTACCAGAATCAACAGTTGTCAATGAAGCAGGTCTATAAAAGTAATGTAGTTCCACTGCATAACTAGAGTCTGGAGTAGGAGCCACTATAAAGGTGTCCACATCATACGATGCATAATACTTGGGAGAGCCAGTAGTTGATGGATTAGGGTTATATTCTTGTATAAAATTCACATCTTTCTGTAAAAGAAAAACATTATTACTGCTTGAATCAACATAAGATAAAGAAAAAGATGCTAAATAATCTGATGGCTTTTCTAAAAACTTATTACTAGAAGTCATAGTACCACTTACATTTTTTCTAAAATAATCGAGATCAATTGATTTGAAAATTCTCTCTTCTGCATTTGTTACAAAAAAAGGAATTTCTGCAACAAAAGTAGACTCGTCATTTTCAGTCCAATCTTTTATAGATTGTGTAAGTGTGGTGTATGTAAAACTCATGATGTACTCACTGTAACTGTTCCAACACTAGCCGTAGCCTCATAACTTGTCAACTTTTTTCCTATAATTCCATCACCAGTGCTTGTGTAAACTGCAAAAATAGTTGTTTCTGTATCTTGATGGGGTCGTGGTTGATACAAAGCTGTCGGATCTGGACCTGGTTGACTAGGTTTTAGTTGTGGGTGTTTAATTTCATATTCATCAGGCCCAACTTTCAAGC